ATTTGTTATAACCATACCAACTAAAACATCAGCATTACCAACTGTTATAGGTAAATTTATACCAACACCCGTGTTTACTATAACAGCAGTATTTGCAGCTGTTGTGGATGCTACAGGTGAAGAAGGTGTTAATTCAGTCCAAATGTTACCATCTGAACTTGTATACATTTTAAAGCTATTTAAATTATATCCATTGGTTGCAGGATCAGAATAATTACCAGTACCAACGACTAGTGGTGTGTCAAACGTACTTGTTATAGTTTGTCCAACTCCAGCTAAAGTTATATTTTTCTGCTGAGCACCAGCGTAATACTGTCTGTTAGTTTCGGTTATTAAACCACCATTAGGTATAGACATAGTTTAGCTTTTTTGATTTATTTGTTCTTGTTGTACTTGTTGAGCAGCAACTTGTATTATAGTAGGATCTTTAACTACTACTCCAGCGTACAATAATACTTTTAATATAATTTCTGTTTGCTCTGATTCATGAAGTTCAAAGTTAACTGAATTAGCGCTATCATAAACATAGGCATAGTTATTAGAAGAAGAAGATGTAAAATCCCATATAGGATTTAAAGGTTTTCTTATATAATCAACATTAATTCCACTTTGTATAGTTTTTGGATAAACTGTAAGTTTATTATTTTCGTATAAATAAACTGGATATTTAGTAGAAGGTCTAGTTAATTTAGATGCGTTTAAGTGATAAATTTCTGATCTATCAACTCTTTGTAGTTCAGTTGGTAACAACGCTCCAACTTCATATGTTACCGTACCTAATCTATAAAAATTATTTGTTTGTGAAACAACTGTAATATTATTTATAAATTCTATTGGATCACCTAGTGTTAAAGTTTGAGCAGTATCTGTTATAAACGCTTGATTTACACCTATTCCAAAACCAGTACCATTCTGTAATATATTTACAGTGTCAGAAGCGTTTCCGACACTACCAGTAACTGTATTACCTCTAATATAACTACCAACAGCTATATCAGGTTGAGGAATTATTGTGGTTGTTGTTATTGTTTTGTTTGGAGGAACAACATTACCAACTACAGTATTAGAAACAATACCTCTTGGTGTGTTGTTATTCCATATTAATGTGTTACCACTTATAGTATAATCTGATGATGGTCTTATTAAACCATTAACATAAACAGTAGTTGTTCCGTCTGCTAAATCACTAGCTGAAATATTTGTTATTGTGTAAGTGGTTGCGCCAGAAGAAGTTATAGTCCAAGTATATGATGCACCATTAGAGGTTGGTAAATTAAACGTATTGTTAGCATAAGAAGCACTACCGTTTGTTTTAAATATAGATATTTTTTCATCAAGATTAAGCACTCTATCTGCATAATCTGTGTTAGTTTGTGGAATACGTAGCTGTTGGTTAAGGTCTTCAAAATATTTTTCAAATATCTCTAATTGAACCTGAGTACCTATTTTATTAAACTCAACAGGTGTCATATAACCTCTCTGTTCTTTATTTAGTATTAATAAAACGGTTTGATATACAGTATTTACGTTTATTGCCATTTTAGTATTTTAATTAATAATGAGGGCCACATTTTAAGTGACCCTTCACTATATTATAGTTACATGTTATTATAACTTTTTCTCTATTGTTCTGAATATTTCTACTCCTTCATCAGTTTTAAAGAATGCAGCCATTGCTGAGTATGGATTTTCATCAAACGGTACTGTCATTAATTTTCTATCGTTAGATCCCCAGTGAAAAGTTCTTTGGTCTTGTGATAGTTTAATAATACCTAGTTCAACTGCTTTGATAGCTGTGTTTCTAAGGCCAACGTTTTCGTCATTAGCAATAGCTAAAAATGCTTCTGGGTTTTTCTTAGCCATTAAAAGTAAATCTCTTTTAATTTCTTTAGAACTCATATCAGCAACTTTAGATCCTTTTTCAACTCGTAAAATAGCTTCAGCATGATCTATTTCTATATTTTTTGCTAAATTTAAAGCATCAATTTCAAAGTTTATTTGATCTAATTCATCTTCTGCAACCTTCATCGGTTCTAATTCATTGTAAATAATACTTTTTTTAGGATGAAATATTGAAAGTAGTTTTTGTAGATTTTGTTTTTCTTTTGGAACAACTAAAGCACCGTCTTCAAAAATAATATGACCTAATATAATTTCTCCTTTTTGTTCATCAACAAAACATGAGTTTTGATTAGTTGCATATCTTATTTCTCTTTGAGTACCTGTTGACTCATCAAACCACATTAGTGGGTATCTACGTGAGTTTCTTGCTCCTAAAGTATATGTTAAAGGACTTAAGTCCTGAGTTAGATAGTATGTTCTATCTTTTATTTCCCACTTAGGGGAAGCTTGTTTTTGTTTTGACATGATATAATATAATAATAGTTAATAAAATAAAGGGCTGGGTGCCGAAGCACCCAACTCTTTAAAGCAATTTTAGCTTTGGAACAATACGAAATTGTTAGCAGCTTGAGTCACAAGACATCTTTCAGATAACCAGTTAACTTGCATTGCATCTAGCTCAGAAGTGTAAACACCTCCAACAGATCCAGTGATCCAGTTTTTGTATCTTCTGTCATCTCCTTGTGATGATCTATATCTTACGTGTAAGAATGGTCTTCTAATGTTTGTACCTAAAATTTGGTCATATACTGTAGAAGTTCCCGCAGGAATTAATACACCTTCAATATTACTAACTGCAACAGCACCTCTTGTAGAAGCATCGTTTAAGTATTTCCAGCTAGTTTTGTAAAAGTCATAAGAACCTCTTCTAAATCCAGAGAATCCTAAGTTAAGAGCCATATCCTCAGAGTTTTCAAATAAACCATAAGCAACACCTCCAGCAAAACCACCAGAGATTTGTCCTAGCATATCATCAAAATCTAAATCCATAGATCTGTTTAAGAAAAGCATGTTTTCTTCAATAGCTCCTTGAGTATCAAGATTTTTAAGTACTTGATCAAAGTCAGAGATACCAGTACCACCGTTAAATCCGGTCATAACATTACCTCTAGCTGTGATAGCAGCAAATAAACCTTCAGAACCATGAGCAACAGCAGCACCACCAGCAGCTGTAAATCCTGGTACGTTTGCTGAGCTAGCAGCAAAGTTAATACCAGCAGCTCCAGCAGCTAATTCTGATTCAACCATTGACATTTCTAAATAGTCATCAAATCTTAATCTTGTTTCAGACTCAGATTTTAAATACCATAGGTATCCTGATGTACCATCTTCTGTGGCAACTTCTACCCATCCAATTTGTGCAGTATCAGAACCGTTGATTTCATATCTATCTTTTATGATAATCGGTTGGTTAGAATACTGAGTAAATTGTGGTTCAATTGATTTGCTTCCTGACGCTGTACCTTTTGCAAAGATAGAACCGTAAACAAATACTTTTAAGTTACCAACTAGTCCTAAAGCATCCCAGTTAGCAGCTTGAAAAGGATAAGCTGTAATATTACCAGCAGCAACTGCACCAACAATACCTTTAACAGTAACTCCAGTAACTGGGTTCATTATTACTACAGTATCATTTGGAAAAATTGAGTTTTGAATAGTACCAGCGTTAGCAGGAATAGTGATAACAGCTAAACCGTTACCAGTTAAAGTACATCCTGTGTACGCGATGTGTAATCTATTTTGTTCAGACCAGATAACCTGATCAGACGTCATTGGCATTTCAGCGCCAACCATTCTTAAGAAACCATTTAAAGTCCTGTTTCCATATCTTTCGACTTCAGCTTCGTATACCTCTGGTAAATATTGTTGAGCAAAGTCATTCGCTCCACCGTTAAATGCCAAATAGTTACTAGCTAGGGTTTGTGGCGCTTGGGAAGGTATTAAGTTTCCAAATGCCGGATTTAATGTAGCCATTTTGTAATTGTGTTTTTAGTTAAATTTTTTAGTTTTAATTCTCAGTTTTGAACTATCTAAACCACTAACCGCTTTTACTTTTAATCCATTAACAAATACATCACCAGTAGGACTTTCTCTTACTTCTGTTTGTACGTTTTTAGATTTAGCAGCAACATCTCTTATAGCATCAGCTTTACCTTGCTCATAAAAATGTTGTGCAATAGTATCCACGTTTTCAGCAGCATACATAGCTTTATGATAACCTTTAACATCTGTTACATCACCTTTATCGTTTAAGAACTTCTTAACTACATTAGTAATATTAGATTGTTTTTCTGCAACTACTTCAGGATTTTTAACTCCGTATCTAAATTTCTTTTCCCCTACGTTGAAGTCAAAACCTTTGAATTCTTTTGAGAAATAATCTTTAGTGTTAGATTTAAATCTTTCGTGTTGCTCTTGAGCAGATTCCTGCTCTTGGTTATAGCGATTAAAAAAGTCCATAGCTTTTTGTTGGTCTTGAGTAACGCCGGGTCTCAACTTGATCTCCTCGTAATATTGACTCTTTAAACCTTCTAAATGCTTACGTGCTTTTGCAACCTCTTCTTTATACGCGAGTTTTTTCTTACGAATATCTCGCTCTTCATCCACTTCTTCATCAAAAGAAAAATTATCTTCCATCATGAAATTAATTTCTTCTGAGTCCAAGTGTGACTTAGCTTGTTTGTAATACTCTCTTAATAAAGTATCATTGTCTACGTTAGAATAATCTGCATTTAATCTTACATAGTCTTCTAATGTTCCACCTGTTTCTTTCATAAAGTCTACAACTTTTTCGATGTTTTCAGGTAGTTTAGCTATTTCTCTTACTTCTTCAGGTGTAGGAGCAATAACTCTTTCTTCAATTTTTTCACCTATTTGTTGTATTTCTTCTTCAACTTTTTCTTCAATAGGTTTTATTTCTTCTTCGATAATTTCAGTAACCGGGTTGGATTCTTGTACTTCCACATCTTCGCTGGACCGTACTTTTTCATCCACTTTTTGTATATCTCCGGTTCGTTTATCTTCAGGTAGTTTTCCTGTTTCTTGCTTTGGAATGGCATCTGATTCTGTTTTTTTAGATAAATCAACTTTTATTGGTTCATCTTTTTTTACTAGATTTTTAGGTTTCTTTTTAATTTTAAAAGCACCTTCTTCTTTTACTTTTTCTGACATAATATAATATAATAAAAATTAATAAATAGGTTTATTGAGGTGAAAACTGCTCTAAACCAAATCCGTCTAGATTATCATTACCAGCCGATTCAAAATCTGTAGGTAATAAATCATTTTGACGTTGTTCAATCATTTTTGATTGTTGTGTTGCTTGTATTTTAGTTCTTTTGTCTTTACGATCTTCTATGAACTGTTCTTTTTGTCTATCGGTATTTATTTTAGCTTGAGCTAATTGTAATTGATAGTTGAATTCTTCAGCCATTAATTGTTTTTTAATCATAGCTTCTTGTTCCATTCTTTGTATTTCAAATTGAGATTTAGCTTGCTCTATCTGTATTTCAGTATTAGCTAAAGCTTCTTGTTTTTGAACTTCATTCATAGCCGCCTGTTCAGAAGCTTGCATATTGGCTTGTGCTTGAGCTTGTATCTGCTGTTGTTGCGCGGCTTGATCTTGTTTTTGTTTTTGTATTCTTCTATATTTTAATATTTGATTAGCTAATTGTATATTTTTAACCTCTCTAATATCAATAGCGTCTTCAAGATATATTTGACCTGCTTGTAAAGCTACTTGTATGTTTTGCTCAAGTAAAGCTTTATCTTCTTCTTCTGGCTCTAATTCTAAATAAATACCAAAATCATATAAATGAAGGTTTTTTAATTCATCTAAGTTTTGCGTGTTAGTTAAAGAAATACTTTGCATTAAAGCTTGTTTAGTTAAATCAAACTCTAACGCATCAGCTAATCTTAACGATATGTTTTCGCATGTTCTAAGAGTTAAATACAAACTAGCATCTACAATATGTTTAGTAGCTATATTTGAAGCATTGGCAGCCATTTTTTGCAATCCGACCAATGCGTCTTTGTCTGGTAAACTGCCGTCTCTTGCTTCATTAAGACCTGTTACGTCTCTAATCATTTGTAAATAATATTGGTAAGTGTTTACAAGTGATGCTATTTTTCCGTTTGCACTAGATGATTGTAATTCTTGAATAGGTACTTTGCCTCTATTAGGATCACCATCTTGTGTTAAGCTTCTACCAACTATGCTACCAGTTTGGAAATACATGTTTAAAGCTTCTTGTGGATTATAATTTGTTCCGTTGCCTAAATCAACCTCTGCTAAACCATCTACATCTACAAATACACCATCTGGTACCATCCTTGCAATTACTTGTTGTAATTTTAATGACGTTAATTGTATCATATCAGCAAAACCAGTAATACGGCTTACAAGCGATTCTACGCGACCTTGGTACATATGAGGTGCACATATAGCATAATTCATATTAACTTTAGTTAAATCACTTTTAGGTCTTGTCATATTTTCAGCTAACTTCCACTCTAACATTTGTGGAACGCCCATAACTTTACAACCACTAAATAAAACTTCAATACTTCTTGAAACTCTATCAAAATTATCACTTTGTGGAGGATTAAAAGTATCTGATTTTACTAAAGCTTTTTCTAAACCTTGATCAGTCTTTTTTATTTTAAATACTTGATCAACAAAAGTTTTGTATTCAAAATATAATACTTGAACTAAATCATTATCGTAGTTTGGTTGAGCTATATAACCTTGACGACCAGGATATTTTACTAATCTTTGTAATTCGTCTTCTGTTAAATAAGGAAATTGTTTTTTTATTTCAGCTAATGTTAAAGATTTAATTTCACCAACGTAATATATATCTTCAAAATTAGGATCATTAGTATAAGAATAAACTAAATTAGCAGGATCTACATAATCTACAACAACTCCTTCAGATTTGTTAAAACTAGTTTTTACAGCACCAATACCAATTGTAACAATATCATCTACTAATCTTTTTTTAGTCAATTGATATTTATTAAATGCTAACGTATTATTTATAGCTTCTTCTTCAGCAATTTCTACAGACTGCTTGTAGTTTAATTGCATGTGTATTTCTAATTCTTCTTTTGATTGTGGTAATGTTTTTTTATCAGAATTATATAAATTCATTCCTGTAGTCTGTTCTATTTCATCAAGATATTCTTGACCCATCATATCTCTATATATACCGCCTACATAATCAGTTCTTTGTTTTAAAGAAAAAGGATCTTGAGCATAAGCCTTTAATTCATAATCTTTAGATGCAATACCATTTGTTACTATATCTACAAACTTAGGTATAATTGGAACTGGCTTCCAGTCTAAATTTAAATAAGACAAATCACCATTAACAGATAATTCGTCTTTATATTTTTGAACAGATTGTTCTCCTCTAGCATATAATCTTAGCCTGTTATAATTTTGATAACCTGTTTGCCATTTGTTACTATTAACTTTTCCGCCTCTAAACCACTCATATTCAATAGCTTGCCCAACTAGCAAACCATACTCTAAACTTTTCTTTTCTTCCTCAGATACCATCTGACTTGGAAATGCGCTGTTAACACTAGTATTAATCATCTAATTAATTATTTTTGATTCAAACCCTTTGTTATCATATTTAGCAAAATTTAAATTAAGTTTTGCTTTTGTAACATCAGCAACTGGTCTATATTTATTTTTATTGCAAGCCATGATAGCTAAGCCAGAGCTTATTGATGCGTCATGTTTTGTTCTATTGTTTATGTCAAACGCCGCCCAATCTTCTAATGTTCTTTGAAAATACATTGTACCGTACTGTTCATTGTTAAATCCAACAAACATCTCAATGTAAGCTTCAATAGCTGCGGCATGAGCTTGTTTTACGTCTTCACTTGAATTAGGTATACCACCTATTTCTTTTTCAGTTATAGACATTTTATGTATTGTTTTATCAGGTCTATTCATAGAATAACCCCTGTAACCTCTACGTTTAAAATGGTATAATAATCTAGGTTTATTATTTTCTGCAAGTATTGGCATCCCATAAAATATGCAAGCCATAAGTACATCTTCAAAAAATATTTCTGCGGTCTGAGGTCTAGCTATATATTCTAAAAAGAATAAATTTGGTGGAGCGTCTTCCATGCTAAACTTAGTTAAACCATGTAAAGAACCTTTTGATCCTCTACCATCTACAGTACCTGATATATCATAACTGTCACAACCAAAAGCTCCCATATGTTCGTTGCCAGGATACTTTCTACCATTTTTTATAACAACTCTATTTTGTTGATTCATATTAGGTACCCATGAAACATAAAATCTACCTTGTTTACTTGGTACAAAGCGAACCTTAGTATCTTTAATCCCATCAATCCACTGAAAATTACCTTGAGTTACAACGTTAGAATTTTTTAAATCTTCATTATAATCTATTTGTTCGTAAATCTTAGTTAGATTAAATAAAGATTGTTTTGTTTCATCTCTGAAAGCGTGTT